AGACGAACAGGAACTCATGGCGCGTCTGTGGGCGCCAGCGATCAAGGACAACCCTTTGGCGTTTGTAATGTTCGCCTTTCCTTGGGGTCAGCCTGGCACACCGTTGGAGCATTTCAAAGGCCCACGCAAATGGCAGCGTGAAGTCCTCACACATATTGCTGATCACATCAAAGACAACCAAGGCAAGCTAGACTTCAACACCCTACGCCACGCTGTCTCATCTGGCCGTGGTATTGGTAAGTCAGCCTTGGTCAGTTGGATCACGATCTGGATGTTGTCTACCCGCATCGGCTCGACGACCATCATCTCGGCCAACAGTGAGTCTCAGTTACGCTCTGTCACATGGGCCGAGATTACCAAGTGGCTGGCAATGGCGCTTAACAGCCACTGGTTCGAGGTGTCGGCCACCAGACTAATGCCCGCCAAGTGGCTCACCGAACTGGTCGAGCGTGATCTTAAGAAAGGCACACGGTACTGGGGCGTAGAAGGCAGGCTCTGGTCAGCGGAGAATCCTGACGCCTACGCGGGTGTCCACAACTTCGACGGTGTGCTAGTCGTGTTCGACGAGGCAAGCGGTATTGACGACAGCATCTGGGCGGTGACTTCTGGTTTCTTTACAGAGAACACGCCTAACCGTTTCTGGATGGCGTTCAGTAACCCGCGGCGCAACACTGGGTACTTCTACGAAGCGTTTAACAGCAAGCGGGAGTTCTGGACTACAAAAGTAGTGGACGCACGCACGGTCGAAGGCACAGACAAGCAGGTCTATCAGCAGATCATTGACGAATACGGCGCTGATTCTAGTCAAGCGCACGTTGAGGTGTACGGTCAGTTCCCGTCCGAAGGTGACGATCAGTTCATATCGGCAAGTTTGGTAGACGAGGCGATGAAGCGGCCTAAGTACCAAGACCAAAGCGCCCCTATTGTGATTGGCGTAGACCCTGCTCGCTTTGGCGCGGATGCAACAGTCATCGCCGTCAGGCAGGGGCGGGACATTATTGCCATTCAGCGACACAGAGGCGACGACACCATGACCGTGGTTGGCCACGTCATTGAGGCGATTGAGGAATACAAGCCCGCGTTGGTTGTGATTGACGAGGGCGGCCTTGGGGCGGGCATTGTTGACCGTTTGAAAGAGCAAAGGTACAAAATCAAAGGTGTCAACTTTGGCAATAAATCGGCAAATCCGGTCATGTATGGCAATAAAAGGGCCGAAATGTGGGGCAAAATGAAGGATTGGCTGAAAACTGCTTCAATCCCGCTTGACAGGTTTCTTAAAACTGATTTAATTTCGCCTATGATGAAGCCCGACTCCAAAGGGACTATCTTTTTGGAGTCGAAAAAGGACATGAAGGCACGCGGATTGGCCTCGCCTGACGCGGCTGACGCTATTTGCGTCACGTTTGCCTTCCCAGTAGCCCACCGTGAGGCGCGTGAATCCACGCAGCGCCGCACGTACAATGGCAGAGGCGTGGTTGCAACTTCTTGGATGGGATCGTAATGGCTAAAAAGAGTGTGTCCTTAAGTGTTGGTCGCGGTGAGAAGTTGCCGGTTAGCAAAGGTGCTGGCTTGACCGAGAAGGGCCGCGCTAAGTACAATGCCGCAACGGGTTCTAACTTGAAGGCGCCAGCGCCTAACCCCAAGACTAAAGCAGATCAGGGGCGCAAGGATTCATTTTGTGCAAGAATGGGCGCAGTAGCGGCCAACGCCAAGGATGGCGAACGCGCTAAAGCAGCTCTTAAACGATGGAAGTGTTGATATGGCTACCAAACCTGGACTCTACGCAAACATTCATGCCAAACGCGAACGCATCAAAGCTGGCTCTGGCGAAAAAATGAACAAGCCTGGCAGCAAGGCAGCGCCTTCGGCTAAAGACTTTAAAGAGTCGGCAAAAACTGCGAAAAAGAAATAATCATGGCAAATACCAAGCCAATTGGCGTTGCATACGAAGACCAAAACATTATCAACGCTGATATTGTCAAGGCTACCGACATCGTTACTACTGGCACGATTGGTTATGCGGCCAGTGCTTTTGGCACCGTGACTCAAACCAACAATAAAAACACAGCGGTAACACTTAACACGCCTTCTGGCCAGATTACTACTGCGGCATCACAACTGGCTCCTAACGCCAGCGGAGTGTTTGTGGTTAATTGCAGCACAGTCAGCAACAGAGATGTGGTGGTGGTTAGCGTGGCTTCTGGCGGCACTTTGGGTGCATACAATGCTTTTATTTCAGCCATCGCTAACGGCTCGTTCACGATAGAAATCAAAAACGTGACCAATAACGCTTATTCTGAAGCGATTAATTTGAATTACGCTATTCTTCACACGGAGAGTTAATATGCCATTGGTTAAATCAAAATCACCCGAAGCCTTCCGCAAGAACGTCAAAGCTGAAGTTAAAGCTGGCAAGCCCGTCAAGCAGGCCGTGGCCATCGCGTATTCAGTCAAACGTGAAGCAGAAAAGAAGAAAAAATAATGGCTGATCCAACCGGAATGGTCGCGGCGGCTAATGTAGCCGCTGGCGGCAAACCACCAAAGTCTGACTCAGACATTCTGACAACCGCACGCGCTCGGTTGGACATGGCAGTCTCTGCACTGGCTGAGAGCCGCGAAGATGAGATAGACGATCTGCGCTTTTATGCTGGATCACCCGACAATCACTGGCAGTGGCCTGCTGACGTATTGGCCACTCGCGGTGCGGTGCAAGGCCAGACGATCAACGCACGCCCGACACTGACAATTAACAAACTGCCGCAGCACGTTCGTCAAGTGACGAATGACATGCGTCAGAATCGCCCAGGCGCCAAGGTCATCCCAGTTGATGACAACGCCGACGTGGAAGTGGCCGAGATTTTCAACGGCATGATTCGTCACATTGAGTACATCTCTGACGCTGATGTGGCATACGACACGGCCTGCGAGAATCAGGTGTCCTATGGCGAGGGTTACATCACCCTGATGACCGAGTACTGTGACGAGAACACATTCGATCAGGACATCAAGATTGGCCGCATTCGCAACAGCTTCTCGGTCTACATGGATCCGCTGATCCAAGACCCAACTGGCGCGGATGCCAAGTATTGCTTCATTACCGAAGACCTCACAAAAGCAGAATATGAGCGCCAGTACCCAGATGCTGCGCCTATTTCTACATTGCAGTCCCTCGGTGTAGGTGACCAGTCGATCAGCAACTGGCTCAATGAAGATACTGTGCGTATTGCCAGTTATTACTACATTGACTACGACAAAACCAAGCTGAATTTGTACCCTGGCAACCAGTCGGCCTTTGAAGGCACGCCTGAGGACAAGATGCTCAAGGACATGTTTGGCAAGCCAATCAAATCACGCATGTCTGAGCGCCCACGGGTGATGTACTGCAAGATCAACGGCTACGAAATCCTTGAACAAAAAGAGTGGGCTGGCAAATGGATTCCTGTGATCCGTGTGATTGGCAACGAGTTCGAGGTTGATGGCCGTATTTACATCTCTGGCTTAGTGCGAAACGCCAAAGATGCCCAGCGCATGTACAACTACTGGGTGTCTCAGGAAGCTGAGATGCTGGCTCTGGCACCCAAAGCACCGTTCATTGGTTACGGTGGCCAGTTTGAGGGCTACGAGGACAAATGGAAGACAGCCAACACAAACAACTGGCCGTACCTCGAAGTAAATCCAGACGTTACAGACGGCCAAGGCGCGGTCTTGCCACTACCCCAGCGGGCACAGCCGCCAATGGCCTCCAGCGGTCTATTACAGGCCAAAGCAGGCGCATCTGAGGACATTAAGTCCACAACCGGCCAATATAACGCCAGTTTAGGCATGGGAAGCAATGAACGCTCTGGTAAAGCCATTCTGGCTCGTCAGCGTGAGGGTGATGTAGGTACTTTCCATTATGGTGACAATCTGACCCGTGCCGTGCGCCATGTGGCCCGTCAGTTGGTGGACTTGATTCCTAAGATTTACGACACACAGCGCATTGCCCGCATAATTGGTGAAGACGGCGAGACTAAGATGGTCAAGATCAATCCTGACCAGCCGCAACCCGTCAACAAGATTGTCAACGAGCAGGGCATTGTGATTGAGAAAATCTACAACCCCGGCGTCGGCAAGTACGATGTGGTGGCCACAACTGGCCCAGGCTATGCAACCAAGCGCCAAGAGGCATTGGAAGCCATGGCTCAACTGTTACAGGGTAATCCCCAACTGTGGTCTGTGGCTGGTGACTTGTTTGTCAAAAACATGGACTGGCCTGGCGCACAGGAGATGTCCAAGCGCTTTGCCAAGACCATTGATCCCAAGTTTTTGTCGGATGGCGAGGACGATCCAGCATTGCAGGCAGCGCAGCAACAGATTCAGGCCATGGGCGCTGAGATGGAGCAGATGTACCAGATGATCCAGAATGTTGGCAAATCTATTGAGATGCAAGACATGGAGCGC